ATTCGTTTTAATGGATGCTCGAATTGCGTTTTTGAGCTGGTCACCTTTCAATCCACTAGAAAGACCTGAAACCATTGCATTCTGCATTGTATTTGCTACGGAACGTGTCACGCCTTCAATGCCTTGTCTTTGTAGATTCTGGAGAGCCATGAGTTGTACTTCGAACGTAACCCCAAACATCGGCAAATCACTAAGAATAGTTTCCGTTGTAGCCATAAAGGTGTTAATCGAGGTAGAGAAACGTAACTCTTCAATAAAATAGGACGTAAAGTCAATCGCAGCAATAATACCCAGGATCTCTGCTGTTGATAAGCCTTCTTCTTCCAATCCTTCAATATCTGATTGAAATCCATCCAGTGCGCTTTCAATATTGCTTTCATAACTATTAATCGCTTGGTCTATCGTTGCCATTGGATGCTAAAATGTTTAATAAACGATTTTGTGTTGGTTCTGGCTTATCTGCTTCTACTTGCTGTTCTTCAAAGCGAGATAAGTCCTCTGGTGAGGCATCTGGGTTATGATATTGAAACCAATCCATAGGTGTAGCTAAATTACGTGAGAAACGCCAATCCCAAAGCATAATTTCTGCTTCAGGTGTTAATGCGTAGTTTGGTTCGAGGAAGTCAACACTATATTCTGTTCCTACGTTGCGATTTGCCTCTACCTGAATAATACGACTATCTACTTCAAATCTTTTGTGTTCCCAGGGTCTCCAAGTGTCCTCTGTCATTGCAGCACGCTCGTCCATGTTTTCCATTTCGACAATACTGAGACTTGCAGCACTTGGTGCGTTTCCTGAGTCATCACGTGCGTATTTGGCACGTATATGGTTGTTATTTAGTGTAGTTTCTACTAAGAATCGTGTAGAATCGATAATCTGATTAAGATTACCACCACTAGAAGTCACACCAAAGTTTGCCTGCTCTGGCAAATATAAAATCTTATCTGTTCCAATACTAATACGTGATGGATCATCCACACCACTAATGTATTTAATACCAAGGCAACCATATCTGATTGCTAGGTTTAATTCTAATAATGCAACATTCACCGCAAGATCCGTTTGTGCTACGTCCATTGCGTTGCCTACATGGTAATCACGCATAGGCGGATACCTGTGGCAAAAGGTAACTGGCAAGATGCCATACGGATTAATATCCGATTCATTCATGCTAATAACCTTGCCTTCTTCATCTACTAAAAAGTGCCTTCCTGGAACACCATAACGCTCTTCAGTCCACACAGCATGTACGGACTCTGATACTCGTGCGTTGCCTTGATTCTCGATTGGGTACATAACGCCAAATGGCTTATCTCTTGAATCACCAGCTAAAAACAATGGAGTGAAATGGGAAAGGATCTCATATTCTACTTTCTGATCTATTTCATTCCACTTACTACGAAAGGCCATATTACCTAATAAAAATGTAAGTCGCTCCAACATCCTGCGTTGAGCATTTAAACTATGTTTATCAATGAAGTCCATATACTCATCGCTTGTACGCATACGTGGTGGACGTTTGTAGGTCATCGCACGTAAAGAACAAACACGCCTCGTTAAATTATTCTGAGGCGTAACGGCTTGGCGCAGTGTCTCTGCTCCAAAATACTCACTCACATAATGATCAATATTAATGCCTTCATAAAAGTCCATTAAGTAATCACGTTCACGAGTACGCTCGTCTTCGATGTATTTTAACTGCTCTTGCAGTGCGCCTAGTAGTGCGCCTTCTGATTGATCGGATATTGTTAGCATAGTCTACCTTTAAAAGAAATCGATGACACCAGCGTGTCTGTTTTTCATTGGAAATAAATTAGTTAATAAAAATCTAAGCGCATCGCACGCATGATCAAACTTACCATCTTTCTTTGGTTCATGGCGCAGTGTTTGGTCATCACGATGCTCTGGATAGTGATAATTCTCGTAGGATTCAATACTTTTCTTGCATTTAGGATTAATAAAGAAATGTGGCTCACCATTGGCATCTTCAAACCATCTGCGTACGTGCGATACTCCAGAAACTACATTTCTCGTCACTGCATCACGCTTTATGCTGACTCGTAGACCATTATTGGCAAAGACCTGCAAATCACTGATTCCAGACTGCAAATTTGTGCCACTTCCTGCTGGGTCACCCCATATGCCAGTGTATTCATATCCTAGCGAGTTTAGCTTCTGCGCAAACTCTTCTGTGCGTGTGTTTTGTAGGTTCACCTCATCTATCTGATGTATATCAGCAAAATTCTTCTCGCGGTTGTGGATTTGAACGATATTTGCATGTGCATGGCGATAGCCAAAATCTAAGCCAACATATACTGGTTTAGATGGATCGTACTTTACGTCTGCTCTGATTTGCGTATCTCTGTTTAATGGATATACTTTTCCACTATAAGATTGAAATTCGCAGAGAATCTCCTGTAAATATGTTTCTTTTGTCAATGTTCGCTTTAACTCCTCGTGGTCATCCTTGAAATATGGTGATAGTGTACTAGGAAATCTCCAAGACTCCCAATCTGGATGTTCTTCTCTTTTTCCAAAGTCGTAGAGTTTATGAAGGTAGTTAAACCCACGAGGCGTGGAACAAAATAATGCCCATCCTTGTCTATCTGCCAACGTAGGTCTTAAATACATCTCAAATACATTCCTTGGTATCAATGCAGCCTCATCTATCACTAGGTAATCGCAACCTTCACCAATCAAGGATTCTTGGTTCTCTGCTGACTTCACAGATAACTCAGAATTGAGTCCAGCTAACTTCATATAATATAAGTCACCTGAAATCTCTTTCTTGGATTCTAAAGGTAAACGCAATTGTGTCATTACCACTCGCTTAACCTCACGAGCAATCTTGTTTGCAAGCGCATAGTTCGGACCTACGATCCAACCACGAGTATTCGGTGTTAGTAACCAGGGCAGTATCTCATGCGCTGCCATAAAACTTTTTCCAGAGCGTCTCCCCATTAGGCAGACACGAAACCTCTTTTTGCTGTTATGAACGTCCAACTGCTGTGGAGTCGGGTTGTATCCCAAGATCCTCCATAGCTTTTGTTTGTTCATTATTTGCTTTATCAACTGGGTTCTCCTCGAAACCACACTCTTGGAGTACGGATTGTAGGTTTGTAGTCATGTCAACGGCAGTCTTGTCACTCATACCTAAATAGTTCTTCGCCATGAATATCTGCATAGCAATAGAGTTATTCTCCATCGCAGATGTCCACATCGCTCTACGCAGTTTGAACTTCATGTCTTCACGACCCGCTTCATACTGATCTTTGAAGTCTTTTCGTATGTATGCTTCACTAACCTCGAAGTATTTGCCTATGTCCATGTACTTACATCCAAATGATGCGAGCATTCTTACTTTATCTGGATCTACTTTCTTTTTCTTCATCGCTATTAGCTTTTTCGATGACATCACCGATTTTCTTTAATGTTCTGCGCCAGTATTCCTTAACGCTGGATTCTGTGATCTCCATCTCCACTGCAATATCTACAAACGTATGACCTAATGTGCGTTTCTTGAAGACACGCAGTTCCTGTGGAGACATTAAATCATAAAACGTGTGCGCAGCGAGTTGAAGGTGGCGCAGGTTAGGTTCAACCATGCCACTACGGAAGACTAACATGTGCAGGTGGTAGAGATCTGCGCGATCAATAGCATGCAACCATTTGTCAGTATTTTCGTCTGTTAAGTTAGACCAAACTTCTTCCATATCTTAATTTACGCATGTGGTGTTGACAAAAACGAATAGAAAAAATTTAAGACGCGGTAAGTGGCGCAAATGGGGTTTTGCCTTGGTATATCCGCACGTGTTATACATAATAGATGTTATGCGAAATTATTTATGACTATAAATCTATATATTGTTGAACTTAGTTTTTTTAGCATAAAAAAGAATTTAAAACATTGACGTTTTTATCAGTTCGTTTAATTTCTTTTTAATTTTGTTTGGTGTAATAAATTTTATTTCTTTAGGTGTTGACAAGTTTTAATTAATTAACTACATTTAAACGCGGAATGAGAGCCGCAT